TTTCAATCTCCTCGCCTTGGAGATTGATTGCCAAATGCTTTTGCAAAGTGATCATTGGTTATTACGCCACAGTGAAGGAAGGAGCAGTGGCACCATCGAAGACGATTGTGTATTCGCCTTCCATGATCTTGCCTTGCTCGCAGGATGGAAACTTGACGGACTTAACAAAAACGGTTCCCTGAAGCGAACCGGCTCCTGGGTAGGTGATGGTCGCACTGATGCCAGCGTATGGTTCCGCTGTCGGAATCATTTGCGTGGTTATGCCTGGAGCTGCACCAGTCCAGTAAAAGGTAATTGTCAATTCCGGGTTGTTGCGGAGATCGCTCGGACGAATTGTCTTCATTCCACTCGTCGATAGACTGGTGGTTTCGAGTTGCTCGGTTCCGATGCTGTAATCGCCAATCTTTTTGATCAGCGTGGTAACCAATCCGGTGCCGCTGATGGTGGCTCCGAGTCCGGTATCTGGTACGGTGAGTGCTGGCATGCCTATGGCTCCTTGTAATGCACCAAGAGATCAAAAGAAACGATGTACCGATGTTCTTGGTTTCCATCGGTAGGTGGTTCTTGGAGGTACTCATCGCCGGAGTCAAATTCGACGCCAGCGAAGTAGTAGTTGCTCGTTGTGCCGCGGTAGCTGTCGATTCCGGTTTCTCGAATCGCTTTGGACAAAGCAGACGCTGCCGTGCGTGTCGATGCGTAGCATTCGATCTGGATTCGTGCGTGAGCGGCTTTCGTTAATCCTCCGACGAAATGATCTCGCTCGGTGCTGATGACGTAATAGACGATGGCAGGCATCGAAGCGTTTACCTTTAACGCGTCTGGGTACATTCGCTGACCGACGATGGTTGAGACCGTCGAGTACGAAAGTAGCTTTGTTCGGAATGCCTCGCCAATCGCTGACATCTATTCCCCGCTGATGATTTTGATGGTTCGTGATGCACCCTCAGCCGATCCGCTGACGACCTGGAAGAACTTCACGCCTTCCATCGGTTGCCGTGCGAGTGCGTAGTGCCGAGCGGTTGATGTTCCGATTGTGACGCTGTAGGAGCTGCTCTCGTTGTAGAGCGGATAAAACGTCGAGCCGTCATCGGAAGCCTGGAACGTCAATGCCGATCCGGTCATTGCTGCTGGAGTGATGACAGCCAAAGGAACGCGGTTGTTTTCGAGTGTGAGCGTGCTGCTGACGGTTGCACCGTTGGCGATGGTGAGCGTGGATACGCGGAGGTTTTTAGCCAAGTTTCAGCTCCTTCATTTCTTTTTCTAGTTGGGTTCGGAATGCTGCTTCGGCGGCGGATTGCATGGTGCGAACAGCTTTTACGATGGGTTGCTCGTCGCGTGGAAAACGGATCGTCACCACTTTTTTGTTCCACAGAACGTGACGCTTGTAACTGTCGCCTTTCTTGAACGGATGCACAAATTGCTGCTTGTTTCCCTTTGTCCACTTCGCTCCGACAATCACGCCGACGGATGCTTTGAGCACCTTGACCCCGTAATGCTTTCGCGATTCGTTTTGGTACTCGGCGTTGAGCTTGTACTTGTCCGACCATTTCTTACGACTGCCCGTTTGCTGACTGCTCGGTGCAATGGTCTTTGCGTAGTCGGCGATGGGCTGGCCGTAGGCTTTTAAGCAACGATCCAGCGGACCGGATCGCAGGCGAATATCGATCGCCTCCAGTGCTCGAACCAAGTCCATGTTGATTTGGATTTCAATGCTCATGTTACGCACACCAATTCGATGTACCGACGCAATCCATCGATCTGGTTGACGTAGGTAATACCGTAGTTTGTTGATCCGTAAACGATCCGCATCTCTGGTTGGTAGCCGGATCGAAAGCGGACGCGAAAAATTGCTTTGGTGCCTGCTTCAAGCTGGCGACCTCGCATGGTTTCGTTTCCGCCTGTCGGGATGAACTGGCAAGGCTCATCGACGACATAATTCGACCAAGTAACGACTGGCTGGCCTGCATCGTCCTGCGTCTCGGTGACTTGCTGAACGGTGCACCGCTGCCGCATCGCTCCAACCTTGAGATCGCGTGGTCTGCCGCTCATGGGTAGTTGCTCCGCATGAACCGCGTTACGAGTGCCTCGTATGGCTTCATGGTCTGGATCGCGTCACTCATCAGCATGTCGCGATTTTCAAAGTAATGGCCGACAAGCAGCAGCATGGCTCGTTTGGCGATCGCTGGAACAAGCGTAGCGTCCTGGGAGTAGCCACATCGGTAGTTGATCGTCCAAGCGTCCCAACGTGCTGAGGTGGCTGGCAAGGTCACTTGGTAAGCGAGCCGAAACTCGTTGATGTGGAGTTGGTACAACGCGGCCGACAATGTTTGCGAGGAGTTGTTGCCATCGAAGTAGGTGATGGATGTGATGCTCTGCACTGGCTTCTTTGGCAATGGAAAGCGATCAACCAGCGACTGGATGCGGATTTGCCAGCTTTGGTAACAGAGCACCGAGTCGGTGTCGTGCTCCCACTGCTCACGAGCCTCTTGGATTGCTTGTGCGAGTTGGACGTCGTGTGTCGTGTCGCTGGTCGAGATTTCGAGCTGCTTTTTCGCTTCGCTGAGCGTCAGCGGTTCCACTGTCGGCCCCGTCACCAGTTCGGCTGCAAATCTCATAGTCTCCAATCCTCGCTCGAACTAAGTAATCAGCAACTCCGCTGGTGACATCGACAACACATCCCGGCTCATGACGCATCCACATGCGTGCAAGCTTTACTCTCGTCTGCATATTTCCTCCAATCCTGCGGGTACATGTGCGTCGGCTTGAACTCGTCGTCGTAAATGGCAACCATTTCTTCCACGTGTCCGATCCTGGTCGCACAGTCGATAAAGCACTTTAATCCTGCCTTCTTCCACTGGCACCAAAACCAAATGTCGGAATCGATCTTATTGCCTCGCCAACCGCCGTTTTCGTCTGGCTGGCAGAAAAACCAAGGCTTTTCGACAGCAGCAAGTTTCTTCAGGTTTAGCACCGTCAAACCGAAGTGAGCGGTGTCTACCTGCATTGGGTATCCGTCCCAAACGCCTGAGACCTCGCCAAATCGATGTCCTAGCATGTGTGGCTTGCCTCGCCGGAGCTGCATGGCACACAAGGCGTCCATGTCTTCCTGAACAGCCAAGCTGATGAGGTGGTGGACTTGATCGCCAGTAAAGACGCTGTCACCGTCAACGGTGATGGCGTACTCGACTCCTTGATCAATCGCGTCCTCCAGCATCATCTGCATGCACTGTCCGTAGTAAACGCCACCACTGACGCTGAGTGGAATGCGTAGCTCATTCATTGCTTTCTCGATCTGGTTCCGGCACCATGTGATTTCAGCACGCGGTGCTGTCATGATCGCTTGGACTTTTACGTTTGCCATAACTGCCTGTCTCCTCCAGGTTTTTTTGCTTAACCAACAACAGAAACGTCTGCGTTGCTGCTGTTGGCAATGTTTTCGACTTCGAGATCGAGGTTTCCGATGACGCTCGAAAGAACAGCACCGTTGGTTGTGGTGTCTGGCGTCAGTTCGATTCGCAGATACCGTTTTCGTGCTTTAAGATCGACGTTGTACGCGGCAACCATTGCTGCCGTGTTGTCGAGCGTTCGGTTGAAGTTGGCATCAAAGGTTGCGAACGTAGTCGCCGTCGTAACATCGGATTCGAGCAAACGGACAGCAACGTTCGTGCTGTTCGTGTTGGCCTCGGCTCCGAGAACGATGGTGATGGTTGCATAATCAGCACCAGCACAATCGAGGTTTGCGGTTCTGACAGTGGTCGCAGCCGTGATTGGTGCGAGCATGACGTTTCGTTTTACGGACTGAAGATGTTTCATATTCTGTGTATCCTTGTGTCGGAAAATTTAACTTATTGAGAAAAGCCGCTGTCCCGGTGAAGAGACAGCGGCGAACCACCTGGAGGAGAGGCGGTTAGGATCAGCCGAAGACGAGACCGATGATGCCGCCAGAAGCAGAAGCGGTGCCGCGATCGTGGACGTTGATGTCGTATCGCTGTGTAGCCTTGATAGCGATCGAGTCTTGCTCGAAGTAGCGGCTTGAATCGACAGCGATCGAAATTCCGCGGCGAGTGCCGAGATACGATCCCAATCGCAGATCACCGAAGTAGCAAGCACGCAATCCAGTGGTTCCGGTGAGAGCGGAAGTTAAAACTTGCGACTTAACAACTGGATAACCAAGGAACTGGTCTTGAACTACGCCGTTCTGAACTTCTGTTGCTGTTGTTCCACCAGCTGCATTTGCTAAGCGTTGCATCGAAGCGGCCCAACCAGCTTGGTGGATGTACCACTTTGGCTGGATGCCAGCATACATCTTGCAAGCACCGACCACGGATTCGAAGCTGGCAAACGTCAACGCCGAGAAGGTTTGCAAAGAGGTCGCTGTAACCAGCGAACCTGCTGCCAACGCTCCTGCGAGCCCAACGATGCCGCCGTAGGTGCTGGTTCCATCACCCAGGAATCCAGCCTGATCCTCGGAAACTGCAAACTGGTACGCAACACTGCGGGAAATCATCTCGGCAACGGAAACGACTGCGTCTTCGTTCAACTCCGAGCTAACAAGCGTCATGCTGGCAAGCTTTTTGGCTTCCAACTTGACTTGCTGAACAATCGCATCGCTCGCCGTGATCGTCGAGTTTTCGCCAACGTAGTAGGTAGTGACTTCGCCAGCCAACTTTGGCACGATGGTGACGCTGTCGCTCATCGGCCAAACCCTGGAGTTCTGGCGGAAAACACCATACTGCTCTCTCAGTTCGATGATTGCCGCTTCCATCGGTTCTGGAACCAGGAAACCACCCTTGGTATTGTCGCCGCCGGTCATGACGGCCTTAATGCCGTTATCCTTGCAATAAGCCTTTGCACGTCGGTTGCCAAAAAGATTGGCGAGAACGTACTGACCGCAGTCGTAAGCGTCTTGCTCGCTTTTGAAGGCTTCGAGTTTACCGTGTGCCTTGGCCCGTGCTGGGACGCGGCGAGTGATCGACGTTTCCTTGGCTTCTTCGGCCTTTACGATTGCAGTGCAATGTGCATCGATCTTGTCCATGCGGTTCTTTTGCTCGACGAGGGCAGAGATCCTGCCAGCGTTTTCGCCGGAACCGACAATACCATCGACCTCGGACTGTTCGTCAGCGTTGAGATCGCGGCTTTCTTCCTTGGCAATAGCAACAATCGCTTCAACGCGTGCTTGCAATGCCTTGATTTCTTTAGCTAGTTCTTGGGAACTTTTCATTATGACCACCATTCAAGAGAAAGATTGTGGCAGTCAATAAACGCAGATAGCGGCGAGACTGCCAACGGAACTGAAAAAGTTACGTTCGCTGCCTTTGCCGCTAATCAGTTGCAAAGATATTGCAGAGTGTCGGCTCTTTGGCCGACGCTTAAACTTTACGCGAAGACGCCTAGTGTGTCAAACGAGCGTTTAATTGTGCTCGCAACATTGCTGCTTTCGCCTCGTCAAATCGACTGGCTGGCTTCTTCTTTTTGTAGTTGGATTCAACATTGCCAGTAGCAATTCCAAGATTAATTGCTTCGTCGGCGTTGATCCATGTTTCGTTGCTCATCATGGATTCGATTTCCGATTCGGTCTTTTCCATGTACTCCGCGTAAATCGCAACGAGGCTTTTGTCGTATGCTTCAAGAGCGGCGATCGTCTTTCGCAACTCCTCTTGATTTCCGAGTGCGAATGCCAACGCTCGATGGATCATGACGCGACTGCCCTGGCTCATCAATCGTTTCGATCCTCCAAGGAAAATAACGCTAGCAGCAGATGCGGCCAGGCTGTCATTGATCGTAGTAATCTCGCCAGAGTAAGATTTCATGGCGTTGTAGATACCGATCCCCTCGTCGGCAGCTCCGCCAGGCGAGTTGATGCGAACCGTAACGGGTGATCCGTTAAATGCCTTGAGTGCTTTCTCAACGGCCAGATGAGTGATCGGGTCTTCTCCCCAACCATCACCCACAACACCAGACAAAAGGATCTCGTTCGATTCGTTTTTGATTTCGATCATTTATTCAACTCCTTGAAAGGAAAAGGTTCTGTTTTGCCACGTTTTGACGGCGTTTTTGACGGTTTCCTCCAGCTTTTCTGGCTCTGTTTCGCTGGCAATCTGCACCAAAATCGCAACCGATTGTTCGCAATGAGTGCGTGCCAAGTCGCGATCTAGGCCAATCGCCTCGATCTTTTCAGCCAGCTTTGGTTCCCACTTCGC